AGAGAAGTAGAAGCCGTCAAAGAACTTGACGTAATATACATAAGGACGCAGTAATGCCCACAGTTGACCTCAGATTCATGGTTTACGATGCAGATAAGATCAAGAAAGCCACTGGCTATATGCTTGAACTTAACGCTGCCAGTAAAGATCGTGTAGTTGCTCACGATAAAGAAGGTCATGCCATGAAGAGGGCCATGACTGCTACTGAAAGGTACAACAAGCTCTCCATCAAACTTCTTAAGATAAGAACAAAAGACGCTGAACAGGGGCATATGACTGCCAAGCAGTTAGACGACCAGTTTGAAAGGCATCAGCGTATACTTAAGGCAACAGAGTCTACCCTTAAAGACTACATTCAAACAGACAGGGTTGCTATAACTCAGGAAAAGCGTAAGCAGAAGTTAATAGCAGACTCTACTAAAGCTACTGTTAAATATAACAACGAGACAGACAGGCTCAGGGATAAATATGATAGCTTAGGTGCTGCTGAAAAAAGATACCTACAAGGTAAAAAAGATATTAAGAGAGCCTTTCTTGGCGTAGAAGACGGATCAAATAAAGCTAGACGTGCTATGGACGCTCTTACAGCCGAGTACGAAGAGTTTAGGCGAGCACACGAATCTGGCACTATTGTAAACGCAGGAAACCAGTTTGCCCGTTATGGTGATCAAGCCTACAGAGCCCAACAAAGAACTAAGAGGTTTGCATCAGTTGGTCTACAACAAGCAGGTTATCAGGTTAATGACTTTATCGTACAGGTTGCATCTGGTCAGAACGCACTCGTAGCCTTCGGGCAACAGGGTTCACAGTTAGCTGGCATCTTTGGTACTGGGGGTGCTGTTGTGGGTGCTCTTATCGCTGGTGCAACTGCTATCGGCAATATTATATACCAGAGTTATAAGGCAACGAACGACTTAAGGACTTTTGAAGAAGTCACCGGAGAACTAACAAGCTCTATAGATGCTTTGGCAGAGTCTCAGGAAGTCTTAGATCCAGAAGAACTGGCGGAGAAGTACGGAAGTGCGGCAGAGTCTATGAGTAGGATGGCTTTTTCTGTAAGAGACCTTTCCTCTGCTATTGCTGGTGCAGACTTTAAAGCTAGTTTAAAGGCGTTTCAAGAAGAGGCTGAAGTAGGCATAGGCACCTTCGTAGGTAAGGAGTTATATGATACCATCTTTAATAAGATACTTAACGTTGATGGTATGTATGAAGTGTTGGCACCTCTCATTGAGCAGCATGGTGCCAATATAGCTGGAGTTTTCGCACCAAACATGGTCAAGGGCTTTGCCGCAGCGTCAGAGGAAATGCAGATTGACGGTAGTTTAAAAATATCAGAGCTCCTTTCAAAAAAGGTCGGCCCTCTTGACGTTCAAGCATTTTACAAACAGCTTGCAGAGGCAGAAAAAACCGGCACAGTGCAGCAAGCGATAGACACAATAGCAGCTTTTGAAGCAAGGATACATGAGCTTACTGACGGTTATAGAGAACTTACTATTGGCGGTCATAGGTATACTGGGCAGCTACAAGCTATGCGAGAACAATACGCCTCCTTAATAAAATCAATGGAGACTGAAGATAAGGGCCCTGATGATAAAGCTGAAAAGAGGATAGCAACAGCCCTAGATAACCTCACCCTCTTGTCACAAGGTATGGACTTAAAAGCTAATGCACTCAATGCTAGAGAAAAGTTACTAGCTAAACAAACCATAGAAATGAACCGTGAGACCCTTAAATTACAAAGGGCCGGTGCGGACCTTAGTGACGAGCAGGTTGCCGCTGCGTTAGATGAACTCGATGCAGCTCACGAAGCTCAGATAGTAGAATTTGATAGGCTACAGGCTGAAAAAGAAAGGGCAAAGGTTGCGAAGCAATATGCCCAAGCCCTTCAGCAAGAGCAAGACATACTCAATAGGACGTTTGATCAACAAGCCAAAGTGTTTAATTCTGAGTCTGACAGTCTTGACATACAGAGGGAAAAGAATGCCCTGCTTCTTACAGAAGTTTTGCACGGTAAGGAAAGTGATACTTACTCTGAAAAAGCCATAGAAACTGCTGGAAAGATAGTAGAACTTAAATTAAGACAAAAGTTCTTGGCGGGAGGTATTACCGAAGAAGAGGAAGAGTTGATTGTCAATGCAATGCAGGTGGCACAAGAGGGTGTTTCTTTTGCCCAATCTTTAGAAGAGGCTAAGGAACACGCAAAAGGAGTCAATGCTGAAATCTCCAAGATGCAAGGGCTTATAGACAAGCTATTTAATTTTGGCACAAGTATAGAAAAGAGAGTTAATAAGGCAAGGGCGCAGACCAAAGCCTTGCTTAGGGGTGAAGATCTGGGCACGGCTGGGACTATAGCTGATCTTAGATTTGAGGCAGGTGATCAGCTAGAGAAAGCTAGGCTTCAAAGTTTAAAACTGAGGGAAGGACAATCTTCAGCAGCATTAGCTACCGCTAACAAGTTCTACGAGGACTCTGTTGAAAGTATTAACACCCTTGAACGTCTTTTGAAGGCTATGGATCGAAAGAAAGCTGAGGGCAAAACTGGCGGCGGTAAAACCCCTAAGTCTGCCCTTGATATTCTACTCAAAGAAGAACGGTCTATGAAACTTAAGCTAGACCAACGTGAAGCACTGATAGGACTCACTGACCAAGAAATACTACGAGAGAACGTCAAGTATGCTCTAATGTCTAAAGTACAAGAGCAGATGGTTACTATGGACGAGTCTCAGAAGGCTGCTACTCTGGCTAGGATAGATGGCATAGCTCAAGAGATGGCTGCTAGAGAAGAGCAATTAATCATGCTAGATAAGATAAAGAAGTTTAACGAAGATGTTGCCCAAGCCATAGGTTCTACATTTGAGTCTAACTTCATGTCTATTGTAGACGGAACCAAATCTGTAGCAGACGCATTTAAGGCAATGGCAGCAGATATTGTTGCTCACTTGTTTAAGGTTCTGGTAGTACAATCTGCAATCAGAAATATGGGCGGTATGATGGCGATGGCTGGTGGTCCAATGGGAGCTATAGGTGGAGCCTTAATGTCGTATGGCAGTGCTGACGGTAATGTCTTTAATAATGGTAATGCCGTACCTTACGCTGATGGCGGTGTAGTAAACGTCCCTACTTACTTTCCTATGAATGATGGTCGCACAGGTCTTATGGGTGAAGCTGGGCCAGAGGCTATTATGCCACTCAGACGTGGCAAGAACGGTAAGCTAGGCGTACAGGTAGAGGGCGGTCGTGGTGACGTTATCATCCACCAGAGCTTTAACTTTCAAGCTAATGGTGACGAGAGTGTTAAAAAGATCATAGCACAACAAGCCCCAGCTATCGCTAACATGACTAAGAGCAAAATACTAGAAGATCGCCGCAGGGGTGGTCAGACTAGACAGGCATTTGGGTAAGGATTAAAATAGATGGCACTAAAGACTGCACCAACTGACATAGGATTTGCACAGATAACTTTTAGTGCTACGAATGCTGTTGCTACCTCTCAGTCACCCTTTACCTACAAACAACAGGTGGTGCAACACGTAGGGCAAGCATGGAAAGCCTCAGTTACCATACCACCTGTTAGAAGAGACTTAGCTGAACCTTGGATAGCCTTCTTGTTGTCGTTACAGGGACCAGTGCACACCTTTCTTTTAGGTGACCCTAACTGCACAGAGCCTAGAGGTACGGCTACTAACAGCTCTATGACAGCTACAGGTAGCGTAGATGCCTCTTCTGTCACTTTAACTATCTCTGACGGAACAACTCTTAAAGCTGGTGACTACATACAACTAGGAACAGCCAGTACATCTAAGCTGCATAAAGTACTAACAGATGTATCAGCTACAGGGGTAGTGGATATATGGCCTAACCTCAAGGACACTTACTCTGCTGCTGCTGTAACTGTAGACAATGCCAAGGGTGTATTTAGGTTAGCAAGTAACGTACAAGAGTGGCAGATAGGAGACTCTAGTAGCTACGGTATCTCCTTTGAGGCTAACGAGGTAATTGTGTAATGAGCAGAAGCTTACCCTCAGTAGTACTTAACGCCTTAGATGACGAGGTAATCAACCCGTTCTTTGCTGTAGAACTTTTGTTTGACAGCCCTAACGAAATCAGGCTGTGGACAGGGGTTGGAGACCTTTCCTACGGAGGGTATACTTGGACAGGCTCAGGTACTCTTATGGCTATCTCCGCTGTCGAAGAAGGGTCAGACTTAGCTGTCAAAGGTGCTACTTTAACCTTTAGCGGCATTACAGCAGACTTACTATCCGCCGCTCTCGCAGAACCTTATCAAGGGCGTGTGTGTAATATTTATCTAGGTATAAATCCAGATGTTCCCGATCTGACTTCTATAACAGAGTTGTTTTCTGGGTATATGGATCAGATGAATATAACAGAAGGTCCAGAAGAGGCTTCTATAGAGTTATCTGTAGAAAATAAACTAATAGATTTAGAAAGACCTAGAATAGCTAGGTACACTTCTTCTTATCAAAAGTCAGTATATCCCGGAGACCTTGGCCTAGATTTTATAGAAGACCTACAAGACAAAGAGATAGTCTGGGGAAAGACAGTTGGCTGATGTTAGTTTTCAACAGGAGTTTCTATGTCAGACCAGAGAAGAGTGTATACCTTTAATAGAAAGTCATTGGGAAGAGGTAGCAGTCAACAAAGACCACATAAAGCTAAACCCTGATTGGGAAGCCTATGAAAAGTTAGAAGAGCTAGGGGTGTTGACCATCTTTACTGCAAGACACTTTGGTAAACTTGTAGGTTACTTTGTAGTCATAGTACAAAGTAATATTCACTATAAGGATCATGTGTTTGCTTCTAATGACATAATATACCTTCACCCAGACTATCGAAAAGGCTTGACAGGCGTTAAGTTAATAAAATTTGCAGAGAAGTGTCTTATACAAGATGGGGTATCAGTGATGGTAATAAACACTAAGGTTAAAAACCCTTTTGACCCTGTTCTTGAAAGGTTAGGTTTTAACCTGACAGAAAGGGTCTATTCTAAGTATCTAGGAGGTAACTGTTAATGGCTGTTGCTGCTGCCCTTTATGCAAATGCGGCTTATGCAGGCGCCGCTATCTACGCTGCTACAACTGTTCTAACCTATGTCGCCGTTGCCGCTGTAACCTCTGTCGTACTAAGGGCGCTTATGCCCACTCCTGCTATGCCTTCTTTTGGTGGAGGTAATAAAAAGAATAGGGGATACAATGTAACACAGTCAGGTTCAGCCTTAGACCACCAAATCATCTACGGTAAGATGAAGACCGCTGGTGTTAGAGTATTTGATGGTACTACAGGTACAGATAACAAAAAACTACACAGGGTTTTAGCTTTTGCTGGACATGAGATAGAGTCCTTTGAAGAGATATACATTAACGATGAAGTGGCAACTATAAACAGTAGTGGTAATGTTACCTCTCCTAGTCGTTATAGTGGGCTAGTCACAATCAAAAAACACTTAGGTACATCTACTCAAGCTGCCGATAGTGACCTTGTTTCTAACGTGTCTGCTTGGACAGCGAACCACAGACTTCGTGGTATTGCTTATTTGTACTGTAAGTTTACATATGATGCAGACGCCTTCCCTAATGGTGTACCAGAAATTACTGCTGTAATTAAGGGTAAGAAGTTATACGATCCTAGAACCTCAACTACTGCTTGGTCTGATAACCCTGCCCTGTGCGTAAGGGACTACCTAAAATCTGCTGGATATGGTCTGGGGGAGGCTACAGCTAATATAGACGACACAACTTTTACTACTGCTGCTAATATCTGTGATCAAACTAACACAGATGCTGGTACAACACGTTACACAATGAACGGTGCTTTTACTACCGCAGTTAATCCTGTGGACTTTCTACAGGATGCTATAACCTCTATGGGGGCAACTCTGTGGTACAATCAAGGTGAGTGGAAAGTAAAAGCCGCAGCATGGACAGCAGCAACAGTCAGTTTTGACGAGAATGATCTTAGGTCTGGAATAAGTTTAGCTACTAGGAACTCTCGTAGAGACAACTTTAACAGTGTGAATGGAACATTTAGAGGCTCCGAGAGTAATTGGCAGGTAACGGATTTTCCTCCTGTTACTAATGCTGCTTTTGTTACTGCTGACGGGGGTCAAGAATCTTCCCTTGACTTAGACCTCTCTTTTACTGATAATTCTGTAGAGGCTAGAAGGTTAGCTAGGATAGTCTTAGAAAGAAACAGGCAACAACTTACTGTAGAAGCCTCTTTTGGTCTCAGAGCTCTTCAAGTTCAAACAGGCGATAATATTTACTTAACTAACACTAGACTTGGTTGGACTAATAAAGAATTTGAGGTTATGTCATGGAGCTTTGCATCTGTAGACCAGTATGACCTACAGGTTAACATGGTACTTAAAGAAATATCTGAGAGTGTCTTTGATGAAGTTGACGATGGCATAGTCTACGAAAGAGATAATACTACTCTGTTGTCTCCCTTTACAGTGCCTAGTCTAGCTATGACTGTTGGGTCAGAATTAAGAAGAGTTAAAGGTAAGACCCTTGGGGTTTTGACTGTTGACCTCGTAAACAATAGTAACATCATGGATGTAGCAGAGGTACAATATAGAAAGACAGGGGATACTAACTACACCTCTATCGCAATAGTAGGGGCTTTTGTAGGGACAGAACGTGTAGAGGTTGTAGGCATAGAAGATGGTAGGTACGACATAAGGTCGAGGCCCACTAACTCTTTAGGTGTTCACGGTGCATATACTGAACTGTCTAATCAGCTTATAGAACCTTTAGGCTCACCACCAGCAGATGTGACTAATTTTACAGGGAACCTTGTAGGCTCTAACCTGTACTTAACTTGGACACCTGTACCTGACCTAGACTTAGCGCACTATATCATCCGATATTCACAGTCCACTCAGGATGCTTTATACGGAAACTCTATCTTAATAGCAGAAGTACCTGCCAGTAGTAGTAGCCTAATTGTTTCGGATGCTGGTACAGGAACCTACTTCATTAAAGCTGTAGACGATACTACTAGCGGGTCTAACACATCTGTTAACGCTTCTCAGTTTATTACTACCAGTCAAACTATAGAAGAGTTTAATGCTGTCGCCACCTTAACAGAAAGCCCTACTTTTGCAGGGGTTAAGGTTGATACTTCTAAAATCGAGGGACAACTTAGGTTAAGTACAACGCCCCTACTAGACTCGGTATCTGGACTATGGGATGAC